GGGCGAAGGCGAGCATCCAGGGAATGCCGATCAGGTCTTTGTTCTTGATGCCGTTGTGGTTCACCAGCGTCTTGCGCTGGTTCTCAAAGTATCCGCCCTTGTTGCTGGGTGCTGCGTCATAGGCTGCATTCTTGTTGCCGTGGTATCCAGCGTAGCTATCCCCGATGTTCAGCCACAGCGTGCCATCGTCGGCCAGCACATCCCGCACGCACCGAAACACCTCGACCATCGCGGCGATGTACTGCTCTGGCGTCTGCTCCAGCCCGATCTGGCCTTCGTGACCGTAGTCGCGCAGGCCGAAGTACGGCGGGCTGGTGACGCACATCTGCGCCTTGACGCCCTGCTCCGCCCAACGCCGCATGATCTCGCGGCAGTCTCCAAAAAGAATCTGGTTCATTTCTCATCTCCCAGCCTCTCGCGCAGGGCGGCGATGGTCGGGAAAAGCAGCTTGAGTGCACCTTCTCTAGCCAGCCCGCCCTCACCAAAGTCTTCGCTGCCCGTTGTCCAGATCAGCGCCTCCAGCGCCTGCCGCAGCAGGGCTTCGTCGCACTGCTTCTGCTCGCGTAGCTCGCCGCGAACGCTCTCTGCTATCGCGCACCACTGGGTGGCCTTCTGCCCCTTGGCGCACAAGCGCCAGCCGCGCTTGGGAAGCTCTGTGCAGATGCACGAGCCGTCATCATTGATTGGCGAGCCGCACTCGCCACAGATTTCACGCCGCATCACATGGTCTCCTTGAATGCAGCCACAGCGACTGCCAGGCTTCAACTGCAGGCGCCTTCCCCGTTGTAGGCTGGCCAGCCTTGCTGGCCATTGGTCTGCTTCCACAGCTTGACCATCTCGCAGTACTCGGCGTGCTGGCGTTCCTCCTCCTGGACGTCCATGTGCCCGGCAATGCCCATGAGCACCAGGACGCAGATGGCGAGGATGATCACTTGGTAGCGCTTGAGGTTCACGGTCTGCTCCTCGCAGGTGCAATCCCCTGCTTGATGTAGTGCAGCACCTGCGCTGCCAGCGTGCGCGTGTTCGCGGCGGCCAGCTTGCGCAATTCTTTGTCGATGTCGGATGGTATGCGAATCGTCAAGTAGCGGTCCTTCACCGCTTTGCCTTTCCTCGTAGTTGTGCGAGTAGTCATCTGGCGTCCTTGAGTTGGTCGAAAAAGGCACTGATCTGCCGCTTGGCATCATCAGCACCTTTTCCCACTATAACACAATATCCCACACTTTGCAAGTATGCGATCCAGTCCTTTTGCTCCGGGCTGAGGCTGCCACCCTTGGCGCGCTTCATCTCGATCCAAAGGTGCCAGGCAGGCACGAACAGATCTGGAACTCCGGACGCCACGCCTTCGGCCTTCAGGCGGCCAGCAGTGGCCTTGCTGCGCACGCCCCCGTTGGGCACAGCGAAAATGCGCACGCCTGGCCAGGTCTGGCGAAACCAGCGCACCACCTCGCGCTGCTCTTCGTGCTCGGTAGGGATGCGGTCTGGCGCGCTCAAAACGGCAACTCCATCAGCCACCGCTCGCACGCATCGACCGTGCTGGCGAAGTCCTCTGGCGGCGTCATGTCAAACGCCATGCAGTGGCCGGACTGGTCAAAATGGTCGCAAGTGTGGCAACACTTGGGTGGCCCTGCACGCATCCACTCGCGCCACTGGACGATGAACTCTGGCTCTGGTGGTCTGGTGCTCATCTCTGCTCCTTCAGTGGCGTCATGTCCAATTCCTTTTCAGAACCCGGTAAAACTTGCCGTCCATCCGGTACTCGATGCTGGTGGGCGGCTTGCTGTTGCTCATCTGCACGGCGATGTAGTCCAGGGCCTTGCTGCCTTCCATGTGCGCGGCTTCGGCCAGGTGGGCGCCAGACGAGTTGGCCATCGCCATCAGTTGCCGCATGGCCTTTTGCCCGGCGTATCCATCGTGCAGCACCGGCAGGTACTCGGTGATCGGCTTATCCGACAAGCTGCCGTAGTAGGTGCAGGAGAGCATCTCCTTGCCTGACGCGCGGCTGACATGCCTGCGCCAGTTCCAGGAGGTGACCTCCAGGTCTTCGCCTTCCAAGCCCATGATGTCGTCGTCGCGCAGTTCCAGCTTCTTGCGCTCTGGCTCTGGAAAAGGATGGCCGCAGGCCGGGCAGATCGACACAGCGATGGCGCACAACTCGCCACAGTTGTCGCAGACCTTCACCGGCGCTTCACCGGTGCCATCGCCCGCCTTCTTGGGCGGACGCACGGCGGTGATTGGGCCATGCGTGGCCACCACTCCGGCGAAGTCGAGCACGAGGCAATGGTCGGTGTGGCTCTTGGGGCGCATGCCGCGCCCTGCCATTTGAACGTAGAGGCTGGCGCTCATGGTCGGGCGCAGCATGGCGATCAGGTCGATGTCCGGGTAGTCGAATCCGGTGGTCAGCACGTTCGCGTTGGTCAGGGCGCGCAAGCGGCCGGCTTTGAAGTCGGCAATGATCTGCTCGCGCTCCTTCTTTGACGTCTCGCCTGTCACGCACTCGGCCGCAATGCCGTGCTGGCGCAGGACTTCGGCCACGTGCTCGGCGTGCTTGACGCCGGCGCAGAAAAACAGCCACGCCTTGCGGTCGCCAGCCAGCTCGATCACCTCGCGCACCACGCGCTGGTTGTTGTCGTCGGTGTCCACTGCGGCCTGCAACTCGGACTCGATGAACTCGCCACCACGCTTGTGCACGCCACTGGTGTCCAGCCTGGCCTTGGTGACCTTGCTGCGCAGCGTGGCCAGGTAGCCCTTGAAGATCAGTTCCTCGATGCTCACCGGCTCGATCAGGTCGTCGAACAGCGCAGGCTTGTCGGTGATCAGGCCGTGGCCTAGACGGTATGGCGTGGCCGTCAGACCGACCACGCGCAGCGCAGGGTTGATGGCGGTCAGTTCGTTCAGCAGTTGCCGGTAGCCACCTTCGTCCTTGTGGTTGACCAGGTGGCACTCGTCGATGATCACCAGGTCGATGTGGCCGAGCATGCGCGCCTTGCTGCGCACCGACTGGATGCCTGCGAATGTGATCGGCTCGCCAAGCTGCTTTTTGCCGATGCTGGCGCTGTAGATGCCCATCGGCGCATTCGGCCAGTGCAGACGCATCTTCTCGGCGTTCTGCTCGATGAGTTCCTTGACGTGCGTCAGCATCAGCACGCGCGTTTCTGGCCAGTTCTGCATGGCGTCCTTGCACAGGGCGGCCACGATGTGACTCTTGCCTGACCCGGTGGGTAGCACCAGACAAGGGTTGCCACTGTTGCCTGCCTCGAACCATGCGTAGAGCATGTCAATGGCGCGTTGTTGGTACTCGCGCAACATCACGCGACTATCCTCCCGCCGAACTGCTGGCGCATCTTTTCGATGTACTCGTCGCCCAAGCTGCACATCCTGGGGTTGGCCAGAATCTCGCGGCTGGTGTAGACGTGCGCGTCGCCTTCCCCGTTGGCCACGTCGCGGCCTTCGATGACGTACACGGCGGTCCATTCGTCAAGACCGTCCTTGCGCGGCCAGGGAACCAGATCAGGATGCAGGACGTGGCTGTCGCATCCCTGCCGCTGAAACTCCACCGGAATGCCGTCGGCGTCGTAGCGCTCGCAACGCCAGGTGCTGTCCTCTTTGGCTGTGCTGTGCGCACAAGTGCGGCAGTTGACGTGCTTGGTGGTTTTGGTCTCGTGGCAGAACTCGTGCGCGTCGCAGAACTTGCACTGATACCAGGAGGGGTCCGTGCTGATCGGCTCGGGCATGCGGTCGGCCAGCGCAATGCGCCTGCCTCGCTCGATGTACTTCTCGGCCACATCTTGCTCGTAGCGCACGCGCTCGGTGTAGATGCGGTCGTCGTCTTTGCAGACGGCCACGTACAAGGCCCGGTCGATCTTGGTGCCGTGCATGTAGAGCTGCATCTGCACCCAGTGCTCTGGCTTGGACTTCTCGACCCCGTTCTTCTCCAGGTCGTCAAATGATTTTTTGCTGTGCGTCTTGAACTCGGCCACGTGGCGCTTCTTGGGCGCTTCAGGAACGCCTGACTCGATGATGGCGTCAACGCTGCCGGACACGTGCGCCCCGAAGTCCACGCGCGTCTGCTGCCCGCCTGCGCGACGCACATCGAGGCCAATGGCGCGCAGGCGGGCAGCAGACGCGCGTGGACTTCGGG